CACGTAGCCATAACCATTCCATGGACCCAGCAACTAATCCTACCAATGCAGCAAATGCACCAATTACGTCAGTTTCTTCGTACAGGGTTAAAGTGAATGGTTGGGTGGTTGGAAGTATTTCAGAGGAACCAAAATCGAGGTAACTGGCGCCGTCTAATTTTATAGCGGTCCCTTTAGAAGTAATCCCCTTGGTTAACGTACCGTTAATACTCCCCATCCTCTTGTCCAGTCCAATGGACCGCAAATGGGTAGTGGATAGGGGTAGTGAGAAAACTAAATTTCTAGTTAACGGATTTGCCCAATTCAACCTTACAGCTGATTGAGGCTGAGAAATCCTTTTGGTATGAGGGCCAAGAGAGGACATATCAGGCTACTGTTATGCTGATTTCAGATGTAAAAGCTGTGGCAGTAGTGAGGGCGACTCCAAGGTCATTTTTCAATACAACTTGGTAAGCGTATGGGACATAGCCACATGCGTTCACTATGGAGAAAAGGCCTCGGTGGAGCATGGTTCCAGCAGAGGTATTTACGGGAACTGTACCAAGGTAGGTAAGGTCCGCTTCGTCCGCGGTAGAGGTTCCGGCAGTTGGGCCAGTGCGAAAGTTGGTTCCGTCGAGGGAGTCTTGGATGAAGACGACTACTTGTTTGTTCCCGGCCGGGGCATTTGTTGTGCCTGCCATTACTTCCACAATTACGTCAATTGGTTGATTCGTGTTGGGGGTGCGAATCTCCGAGGTGACGTAGGTAGCGGCTGCTAGAGTGGCTACGGAGGAAATGGATAAGGCAGTACGTGAGCCTATTACTTGTTTGACGGTTGCCATGATTAGACTCCGGTATCTGATGCGGTGACAGTTTGGCCGTAGACACTACATACTTGAGATGTTGTGAATAAGGACTCGAAGCGAGTTGGTACTCGTTGGGCAAGGTTCGTAAGGTTTGTACGGGAAGTTGTTCCTGCACTAAACACTGTGGTAAATCCGCCACGAATATTTGCTTTTGTAGCATCTATGGTTGTAGTGGAGATGAGGGCCATGTAGGTGTTTTGCAGAGCTACGGTTAGAGCGGCAAACTCGGACCAGACAATGGCAGTATTTAGTTCTGAGGTGGAGATATCTGGACGCCAGATTGTTCCAGAGTCTGGGGAGTTGTAGTAAGCAGCTACAGCCCCTTGGTCTCCTGCGTCACGTTGAGCCGCTATGGTTGCGTTTACTTGGACAGCAGCTCGGAAAGTGGTTAATTGTGCGGGGGTCATATTATGGAGCTACATAAAAGTTAACGTTGAAAAGCATGGAGGTGTTGGGCTTTACAGAGCAAACGGCTGCTTCAGACGCGGAGAGTTTCCAAGGGGGGTCGAAGTTCATGACGAAGCCACCACCTGCGGATGCACAGAACATCATGATTGTGGAGCCTGATGCGGAGGTTCCGATGCGGGCACGAGAACCGGCAGCACCTTCATTTGATACGGCAAGTTGAGTAATGTAGATGGATTGACCAGCCCCTGGGGTAGCTACAAGGGTGACGACAGCGGAGGTAGAGCAGGTAACACATTTGGGTCCGTGGGATGCGGACATGATGGCAGTGGGACCGACAGCAACGATTCCGGCAACAGTAACAGTTGCGGAGATGTTATTGAGGGTGAACGGGGTTCCGATTGCAACTTGGACTGTAGTTGAAATGCCCTGAAGAATGAACGGAGTGGAAATAGCGACTTGAACGGTGGTGCTGATTCCTTGCAAGGTGAAGGGAGTTGCGATTGCTACCTGAACCGTGCGGGAGATTGCGTTGATATCTCCAATTACTGCTGTCCCCGCGGTAAGACCGACTACCCCAGCGACTATGGCGGTACCAGAGATTGCAATACCCCCAGCGAAGGTGACTGTGGCTGTACGAATGAAAAGACCAGTTGCGGAGGTAGCTCCAAGTTCGTTTCCAGCCGCATCCCGGATGTTCATATGAATAGCACGATTGGTAGTCATACGAACTACACCAGCATCCCCTTCACTCAAAGTATCTGGGGCTGCGTCATCAAATATGCCTCCAATGGGAACCATAGCGGCGGCTTGAGCGGTGAACGGAGTTCCGTCTGTAAAGGAGACACCGGCTGCTGAACCTGCAACGATGTTTACTCGGATGGCTGCGTTTGCTGAGTCGCCTACTTGAACTTGAGAGTTTGTGGTTTTCTCGGTTACATAGGAGAGACCGGTTACGACTGTAGCGGAGATATTGTTGACGGTGAATGGTGTTGCGATTGCGACATTAACCGTGGTTGAGATTCCTTGGAGAACGAAGGGAGTTGCAATGGCAACATTGACAGTTGTTGAGATACCTTGGAGAGTAAACGGAGTAGCGATTGCAACTTGCACGGTACGCGAAATTGCGTTGATGTCCCCGATTACTGAGGTTCCGGCAGTGAGGCCCACGAGCCCAGAAATGACGGTGGTGGCCGAGATGGCTTGGATGGTAAATGGGGTGGAGATTGCGACAAGAGCGGTACCGGCTTGGCGGACCACAAGGGCCATGTCGGAGGCTCCTGGGGATGAGTCAGTAACAACCACGACTTCAGCCGTGCCGCTTCCCCCAGTCATGACAATTTTTTGCCGGTGTACCTCTACCCCTGCATCGGTCAACGTGACCGTATCTACCCTTTTCCCAACGGAGTCTGCTGGGACTTGAATGTATCCGGCCATGATTAGTCCTTAATTAAAAATGTCGTTGGACGCTCTGCCCGTGATTTTAGCCCATGACTTGTCATCTCGTATGAGTGCATCGAGGTCGGAATCAGAGGCGTTTTTCAAGGCTTCTGAGGTGATATCGGCAGGTGGGGGAGATGATGCTTTTGGGTTGCGAGCAGCAGCTTGACCAGATTGGATTGCAGCTACTTTTTGAGTGGCTGGTACAGAAGTGGAGGGGGTGTAGCCGTGACGCTTCGCCATGTTGTAGATGGTTTCAGCAGGGTTCTTGCCGGATTTAAGTGCGTTCTGTGCAATGTTGTATTCGTCTTGGAGTAAGGCGTTTTGAATGTTGGATTCTGGTACGCCGATTGCACGAAGGTCATCCATGCGAGTAGCTCGGAGATGGTCGTAAGCCTTTTGGAAGTCAGGTGCGGTCTTGGAAAAATCATCTCGCAAGGACTGCATTTGAGTTTTGAACTGCTGGATTTGTTGGGCTTGGTCGGTCTGTTGACGTTGTTCGTTGAGGCGAGTTTGTAGGTCTAGGACGGTTTTGTTGACAGAGTTGAGTTGGTGCATCATTGCGCCAAGAGGGTCAAGTTCCGGGTTTGGTGCTTCTGGTTCAGGAACCTTTTTAGATTCAGCTTCAAGTTGGTTAAGGCGTGCTTCGGCGTCTGCGGCACGACGTTGCTCGGTGGCAAGGGATTGGCGCAGGGTTTCGAGGGCGTCGGGGACTTGATCGACAGGAGCCGGGGTGTCGATAACAGGGGCTGGTTCCTCAATGATTGGTTCTGGCGTGAGTTCGGCTTGCAAACCTTCTGGCAGTTCGCCAGTTTCGAAAAAGGCTTGTTCGTCGGCAGTGAGAGTATTTTGAACTGACATGGTGATTATTCCTCGTTGGATATGTCTTCGATTGCTTTGCGGAGTGCAGAGATGGTGTCGTTAATTTCATTCATGGTATTGCTGGCAGTGGTGTCGCGAACCATGGATAGAACTTTGGTGGAAGTGTCATTGTCAACTTGTTCCTGAGCCAGGCGATGTTGATCATCTTGTTTTTTGCGTTCGAGTTCGATTTTGACTTCGAGTTCTCGGAGCTTGAGTTGAGTGTCGCGTAGGAAGGTACGCTCCTTCAAAGAGAATTCGGCTTCGGCTTCTTTGGCTTTGAGTTGGAGCTCGCCAGTTTTGTCTTTAAGGGCAGATTTGAGCTGTTCGTTCTCTTGGGTGGCTTTTTGCATTTGCTGCTGCATTTGCTGGAGCTGCTCTGGAGATGGTCCTTTGTTTTGCTCTTGTTCCGCGATGTATTGTTTCCACTTGGTGGATAGGGCTACTGGAAGAGGGGTGTAGTCGAGCAGATTGGGTGGGATAGGGAGACCGGCTTTCATCATGGCGGGAAGAATTGCCATGAGGGTAGACCATGTTTTGTCTTTTACGTCCGGAGCGTTGGGGGAGGAATCTACGAACACGTCATAGGTTTGCATACCTGGGGTGCGGATGAGCGGCAGGAATTGTTCAGATTCTGGCCCACCGATGCGAATCATCCGGCCATCGGAGATGAAGTCGTGAATCATGGAGAGAAGGACACGACCATGGTTTTTTCGGTAGCGACGGAGAGAGTCGAACAAGGGGGACAACAGACCATAAGCGGCTTGTTTGCGTTGTTGTTCTAGAACTCCGGCTTGTTCCCGGTTTGCGAGTCCTAGGGCTTCAAGGTTGATGCCGGTAACCATGGGGAGAGAGTTGAGGGCGAATTCCATCAAGCGGTCCAGGCCGGAAGGGAATTGAGCCATCCCTTTCTCTTTGATCTTGTTGATGCCACCCTCGTTGAGAAGGGTGATGGATTCGGGCATTGCCCATTCGTCCTGGGCTTTCTTGGGGTCTACGAATGCTCCAGTTTCCGCCAGGAGTCCCCCCTTGGCGTTGGAGTTGATGATGTGCAGGACTTGGGAAAGCCATTTATTGGCCCACCGTTGGGGGTCCATCATGACGCGGGTGAGGCCATACCATGTATTGGAATTGCGATCACGTTTGGCGGTGATGCAGTTGATGAGGAAACCTTTTTGGCAAGGGGATTCGGCACCTTCAAGAAGTGTTTCTCCAGCGAAGTAAGCTTGGTAATAGACTTTGCGTTGTTGCTTTACGTATTGGGTTCCGGCTGCGTCGAGGTCGGCTTTTACCTTGTTGAACTCGGAGGGGGTGAGTTCGGTGAAGTCTTGACCGGAGGCAATGCGGTAAACGGTGCGACGTTCCCAGCATTCATAGAAGCGGATTTGTACTTGGTCCTTGTGGATGTCAGGGTCGGAATGTTGGTCATCGGAGTAGCGGTTACCGTGGGTGATAACTCCTTTGGCGGTGTTCTCGTCTTCGGAGGCGAATTCATAGGCGTTGGGCCATTCCCGCATGGCTTCACGTTTGTCCACCCACCAGTCCTTGAAGTGATAGCGACGGTCCGAGAGTCCTGGCTTGGTGGAAGCCGGGTCGTAGGACATTTCAAGAGGGTCTATGCGGTCGATGGCGATGCGTCCGTCCAAGTCCTCGTCGTAGGTCATGCGAGTGTGAGTCCAGCCCAGTCCGCAAATGAGGGCGTCTCTGAAAGCGTCTGTTTCCTCGTCTTCAGCGTTGCATTCATCCCGAACCCATTTGGCAGCGTTGTTGATGAGTTCTGAAGCGGCGGCATCGGTGACTTCTCGGGGACGGTAGGTGATTTCTTGACGGTTGGAAACTTCGGCACCTACAACGGCGTCAATCATCTTTTCGGAGTAATTGAAGGTGATGGTTGGGCGCTTTTGTTCCTGCAAGACGGCAACGTCCTCATCCAGCCACTGATGGCCTGCAACAAAGGCAAAAGAGTCTCGGGCTTCAGTTTGCCAGTTGTGGAGGAAGGTACGGGACTCAGTGTGTCGCTGATTGGCGGTGGCTACGAAATCTGGTGGAAGAGTTGCCATATGCGTTTAAACCTTCGGTGTGTGACATTTATCGTAGATTTGCTTGTCATAAATGTTGTACAGCAAAACGTCTCGGGTGCATGGGATTGTAATCGGTTCGACACCGTGGAAGGAGTTGGCTGTTTTATAGAAGCCAGTACAAGAGTTAGGTTGGAAGGGTGCGGTGAAGACACGCTCGAATTGCTCGAATGGGTAGTGGGGTCCGCCATTGCAAAGGAATGTTGGGTCTTTGGAAACGTAGATGGAGGTTCCTAGTTCCTGCAAAGAGTAATCCTTTGGCAGATAAAACAGGAGGGAGACGACTTTCCACGGTGCGTCGGTGTGAGGGCCGATTTTGTAGCCTTTACCATCTCGAATGAATCGAAGGTCAGTGAAGAACTCAGGAGCTGGGTTGGAAGCGTAGCGGGAACTGTGCCAGGTGGAAAAGAGATTCAGAACGTGCACCATAAAAGCATGAGTTTTCATGAATTCCAGTTCTTGGGCTTCCGAGGGGTCAGCAAATAGTCGTCCGTTGTAGTTGGATTTGCCGGTTGAGTAGTCAGATGCTGGAGGAAGAGAAGTGAGCAGTTCGTCGTAGAAATCGTAAGGGAATACGTCTTCGGCGAAAAAGTGCGGGAAGGGGTACTTGCGAACGGTGGTGTTGCGCAGGTTATACGCTAGGGTTGAAGCTGCATTCATTTTTTATCCTTTGGGCACTGTAATTTATCCCCAAACAACCGGGGACGATGCTCGTATTTCGACTTAAGACAAATAAGGCATATCCAACTGTCTTTGGTCATGCCGGTTCCTTAATCAACTTGATGCGGGCGAGTGCGGAAATGACCGTATTCATCGAGAATGAGGTTTTGGATTTGACGTCCAGCCATCCGGAACATTTCCGCGATGTCGTCTACGGCAATGTGGGTGTGCATGTGGACTGCGAAAGTGGTTTTGTTGGATAGAGTGGCGACGATTTCAACGCAATGAGGGTCTTCAGCGTGAGGTGCCTGGGTCATTTCGAGTTTGACGATTTTGGGGATATCCATGATCAGGCCAACGCTTTCTTGTAGAAAATCCAGTTTCCGATGCCCTTGAATGGCCCTTCTTTGCGTTGGGCAGCGTCAACTTGGGATTGGTCAACACTGAAACCACGTTTAAACATGTATTCGGTGAGTTCCATGTGTTCCGGGTAGGTGGTGTTGATTTCAATCAGGACGGATTTGGTCTTCAGGAGAGTGTTGGAGGAACCGGCAATTACGAGATGTTCAAAACCGTCAACGTCGATTTTGATGTGATCGGGTTGACCGTATTTGTCGGAAAAAATGTCGAGAGTGGTGGAACAGGAGCCTTGTTTGTGCTCGAACTGCTTTTCACGACCGTGGAAGTCCAAGGATTGGTCGAAGGAGTTACAAGAGCCTCCAGGAGCCATGCCTTGAAGGTGGAATTCGGCCAGCATGGGCTTGTCGGAGACGGCTAGAGGCCAGGGCGTGATGTTGGTAAGCTTGTTGATGGCGATGTTGCGGCACAAAAGGGCGAAGTTCTGGGATTCGGGTTCGAAGGCATGAACAGTCAGGCCTTGTTTAGCGGCAAGCAGGGAGTATTGGCCGATGTTTGCTCCGACGTCGAAGAAAGTTTCCCCAGGCTGCATGGAACGAATCCAGGCGACGGTGTCGGGCTCTTTTGTGAGGATGGTTTCAATGCGCCAGCTGCATTGCTTGTTGGGGGTTATCCAAGTCAGCCCTTCAGCTTGCATATTTGGAATGATATTTTCATATTCTTCGAGATTCATGGAGTGCCTTTCAAGGTTGCTTTTTAGGTGTAAGTGCTATCAGCTTCTTTGCGCAATAGGGACAAGCTATGAAGTTGTTGTCTATTGGGTTGCCGGTGAGGAAAACATGAATATGACAGCACTCGGTTGTCCACGTCTGCCTGTAACAGAAAGTCCATTCGCAGGCAGGGGTGATGACAGGTACAGTATAGACCATTTTATGGTATTCCGTGTATATTTTTCAGGGAAAAGTAGGTAGATTTGACTTCGGGGCTGGGGAGGGTAGTAGCTTTCCATACTATAGGTAAATGGATAGGAGGAATTTCAGGCACTCATCCATGAGGTATTGGAGGAATGGCCGCGTGAAGAGTATCGGTCAGGTTTTTGGGGAGCATTTTCTGCTGGAAGGGAGTATCGAAGCATCATTACTCCGTATCTGGTGGCAGACATCAAGTCGTCACGTTCTTTTACGACTTTGCCGTCTTTTCGGTGGTACATACGGAATTCTTCCCACCATTGAGAGAGGGATTTGGCGACTTTGAATCGTCCGGTTTGCATGCGGGTGAGGATGTCGAGAAGGCCGGTTTCGACTCCGTTGCCGCGTTTGTCGGGGAATTGGGCATGTTCGGAAAGCATTTTGAGTCCGAGGTCGGAATACATGGATTTGAGTTGATCTCCCTTTTTGTCGTGTTGGAGTGCGTCATGAGGCCAAGAGACTGGAATCCAAGTTCCCCAGGGTTTGATGGCTGCGGCGTGGATTAGAGGGATGGCTTCGGATTGTCGGTAAGCCCGGGTGATGTGAATGCAGTCGGCGGCTTCATCCCAGCAGACGAGAACAGCGGCGGTAGGGTGGTCATAGCCAAAGTCGATACCGATGATTTGTTTCCAGTGTTTGGGAATTTCGCGGAGGTCGTCTTCACAAATTACTTCCTCGGCGACGGGGAAAATACGGCCGGAACCGAGCATTGGAATGCCTTTTGCACGGGCTTCCCGTTCGTGGGCCGGGTAGGATTCAATGATTGTTCGTTTCATCTCCGCGGTGTAATGGTCCACGTCATCGATGGTCATGTTGGTGACGGAACGATCTGGATGGTTCTTTTCTCCCATGAACCGCATGACTACGGAAGACATTCCCATCAGAGGGGTGAAGGTCAGGAACACGCTTCCCATGACATTGTTGGTGCGGGTGACACCCTCTGTATATATATCGATTGGTGGTTCTTCATCGAACCAGACGCCATCGAGGGTTTCAGCCTGCCAGGATTCGCGACCATCCGAGTAGGCTTTGAAGGTTACTTGAGCTACGTCTCCATTGACGTTTCTGATAAGGACGGTTTCAACTGAGTCTGGAACACCTCTGGCACGTTTGATCTCGATAATCATTTCCTTTGGGATGCAGCCTGTGCCCCATTTGCCGACCGGTCCGAGCAAGATTCGTTGAGCACCGTCTCGGCAGAGTTCGGAAGTGACGGAACCGACCCAAAATCGCGGTGCTTTGGTATAGACACGACCTTCCCATCCATCCGGGTAAAGGCCTGTTAGGTGGAAAGCAACTTCATTTCCAGCTGCGTAGGTTTTGCCAAGTTGGTTGCCAGCCATCAGGAGGCGTTCCCGGTACTTCTTTCCGGCTGCGTGGAACTCTTTTTGCTTGGAGTAGGGTTTGTAGAAGAAGAGTGCGCAATTCTTCCTCAACTCTTCCAATCGACGGAGTTTTCCGTACTGTTTGGCGCTTGTGGTCTTGGCTGGTTTGGCTACTTCCATATTTCAATTCCTCTGTTGGGTTGTTTGTGGCACTCCGTGCCCGGCCCCCTTCCCAATCGGGAGCCGAGGCTAAATTGGGATTGGTCGTTTAAACGACCTTCTTCAATTTCGAGTTCATGTCTGAGACATTCCCGGATTTATCACGGTTTCCGACTTCCACAATCCCGAGTTCTGCTTCCAGGCGTTTGATTTCAGATTTGATCTTTACCGCATCCAAGGGAGCTGACTTTTCCTCGGATTTCAGGGCCTTGTTGTAGGTCTTGGGATTCCGAATCTCAGAGTGCCATTTGAAAATGTCCATGGCGAGACGATAGGCGGCTACATCCTTTGGATTCTTCAGAACTTCATTCGTGATATCAAGGGATTTATCGGCCAAGGTGTCGGCCTGCAATTGACGGGCACGCTCATATTTCACCCTGAATTCCTCATGCTCATCAAGCCATCTCCATACCTGGGTCATGGATGGTGCGAGGTACCCAACTTTCTTCAGTGCTCCTTCGAGTGTCGAACCCAGGGCTATGTGCATGCAGATATCGGAAGAGATTCGGGCTGTGTAGTGGGCTGCTCGTCTGGACATGATTGAATACTCCTAAAAGACTGTACGAATATACAGTAGTTATTGATTTTTCTAAAAAAAAATAAAAACGTAAGGGCAGAGGACGTCCCCCTCCACCTGCTCCACTAGGGGACTCCTGGAAGGACGAGCACCCCCCTTTTCGTGACAATTTGGTACATATAGCCGCCCCAGTTAGTACTCACTCACTCATATATTGATAGCACTTAGGCATATACCATGCCACATCACATACCAATCCATATCTCCCTACACACATACTCACTCATATAACAGGATGAGAACGACTATCAATACCATTCGCATCACCATGTTAATCACTCACATGTTAGTGAATATGTTGCACACGTGTGCAAGGAACATACTGTTTATGCCCATATCTACCTAAACCCTTGTCCTATCTAGCCTTATACCCTGATATGTTTCACGTGAAACACTCTCGCAATACAGGTCTAGCCTATGGGACAGGATGGTACAGCACATCAGTCAGGCTCACAGAGAGGCATGGTAAGGCTCACACTCTCTGTAATTCTTTCAGGCAACTATCTATATAGGTCCATGGCAAACTCTTGCCCCCCCTATGCTCGAATGCGGCATATGCTGGTCGTATATGCGGGTTTGTACCTAGCAAATAGGTGCAAATAGTTCTTGAATCAGGGAAATCAGAGACTATAATTGAATCAGAGCAAATGACAATGTTTAACCCCTCAACACTGGAGCACATCATGAAGTACTACACATTCGAGACCATGCATATTGCAAGTGGTCATATCGTTGAACTTACCATTCTGGCCGACTCTATCGAACATGGTCTGAAGGGAGTTTATGAGGAGTACCCAATGGAGGAGTATTCAGTTATTGGACATGACTGGGATGATGACCGTGGTCATGACTCTCAAACCTCTCACATTGTTTAAA